CGATGTTCATCCACTCTGAATCTGGATCTGCCTTTTTTCTTGAGGCAACCCAAGCTCCAAAGTCATCGAGCTTTAGTGACAGCTTTAGCTTTACAAAATCTGGTGCATTTGCATCCGGCAACTTAACCATCATGCCTTCCACAAAAACTTTCTCATCGTTCATAACATCTCCTCAACGGGTTGATTTTCATTGCTTGGTTTTCATAGGTAGTAAAGACACCACCTTTTGACTGCGCCAGATTCAAAGCCTCCTTCACTTCATTCGGCGTCTCTTCTACGATACAGCGCAATACCTCCCACTCTTCGTTAGCCACTGCGCTTTTAACCTGAGAAATAAAGTCGAACTCCTCGCGTATTACTTTCATGTACGCAAGGAACTCTTCCTGATTAGTTACCATCCGCGCTTTTCGCCTGACGTTGCATTGTTGGCATCATCGTCTTTATCAGCCCCGATGCCCAATGCCATTGATAGGCTATACCGCTTGGCGTAGGTAACAGCACTGCCGAATGCTTGAGCCGTTGGCTTATCTGCTCTGACAACCATCTTGCCAGTTGACAGGTTTTCGCCATGCCCATACAGCACAGTCTCAATGCAAGCACCTAGCTCGCACTCATGACTAACTTGCTGGATCATTATGTCGCGAGCATTCAAGGCTTCCTTGGCGTAATCCCAAAGATCCTCAAACTTTACATAACTACTTTTAAAGTGCGGGTTTACTGCTTCTGCCTTGGCGTGAGATAACTCTCGCTGAACTTCCAGAAGCTCTTCAATTAGCTTGCTCATACTGCCTCCTGTTTTGATTGAGCTTGCAGTCTACAAAACTTTTTAAAACTTTGCAAACCTTTTGATAAGTTTGTTGACAGAAGGGGCAAACTCGGTCAGAGTTAAGAGCTTTCACCACAACAAAAAAGGGGACAGTAATGCAGGACGACTGGGCGCTCTACTCCCAAATCATCAACGAATCTACTATTCAACCAACCACCATTCCAACCAAACAAAACGGCTCTTCATCTTTATCTCTTCTCCGAAACATTGCAGTCAATGACCGCATAGAAGAGCTTGAGATGCGCTTAGCGAAAGAAAGAGACGTTATCCCCGGCATGATTACCACTGGCACCGTAACGCTCGTATACGCGCCTTCTGGGGCTGGTAAGACTGTTTGGATTTTAGGCAACCTATTCCAGAGTATTCGGAATAACCTGATAAAAGGTTCTGACGTAATCTATTTTAACGAAGACGACGGAGCCAAAGGCGTACTGCAAAAAGCCAAGATGGGTCACAAGCATGGCATGACTATGGTTACTCTGGCTAATTCTCCAAATCCACAGCTTCGAACTACGACTGATGCACTGCAATTGCTTGATGCTATTCGGCAGGAAGGGGAGGCAAACGGCAAAATTGTTATCTGTGACACCCTTAAAAAGTTTGCGCCTGTACTCAATAAGGGTGACATGCGGGAAGTGCTACATGTCTTTCGCGAGTTTGCGGCGGCAGGCGGAACTGTCATCCTGCTAGGACACTGCAACAAACACAGAAGCATGGATGGCCGATTGATCTATGAAGGCGTCGGCGACCTTAAAGCTGATGTAGACAATATGTTTGGCCTTGATCCAGTAAACGATAAGTTTGCTTTCTACCAAGAACTGTTAGTAATTAATGAAAAGGATCGTAGCCAGATTAGTTTTGAGGGCGGGTTCAAGTATAAGCAGACCAGTGCGACAGTAGGGTATGAAGAATCAGTAGACTCTGTGGAGTTTATGACCGTTGACGACATCACTGAACTCAAAGAAAAACAGCGAGCGCAAATCAACATTGGCAAAGCAATCAGCAAGTACGAAGATGAGTATCTGTTTCTTAGCACTGTTATGAAGAAAGGTAAAATGTTTAGCCAGTCAGAACTATGCGATCTTTTATATGATGACGAGATCAACCCAAACGGATGCACCAAGAAAAAACTGTTGACGTGCATCGAGCTACTTAAAGGCAACAACTTGAAGCTAGAACGTCGCGGCGAACACAATAAAAAGTATTACCGCTGGATTCCTATGTAGTCTGTTTCCCCCGTTTTCCCCGTTTTCCCTTCTGTAGGGGGCGGGGTACGACAGCAGGGCGGGGGGTATACGTGGGGAAACTGGGGAAACTGGGAAAACTGGATAAAAATATGGATACATCACACAGATGGCTAGTCGACAAAGAAGAAAAAATGAACTTCTTCATTGCATTTGTTACGACTCAATTCGATCAAGGCAAAAAAATCCTGTACTACATTAAGGATACAACGCGCAGTGATCGACAAAACAACGCCATGCATTTATGGTTTAGGCAGATAGCAGAAGGTCTTAACGATGCGGGATACTGGGTACGACATCCGTTCAGTGACAAGCTGGAAATACCGTTTACTGAGGTGTTAGTAAAGGAGACCCTCTACAAGCCCATCATAAGCTCCATGTACAATAAAACGTCTACAGGCAAGCTAACCCCCAAGGAGCTCTCAGAAGCCGCTGAGGTGCTAATTAGGTGGCTCTCAGAGCATAAGGGCGTATACATCCCTTTTCCTCAACAACTAAAGGATGAATTAAAGTGAAGTTAAAAAGAACAGCCGCAGACCACTGGTTCAGCAGATGCGTCAGAATTCGTAATGACTTCAAGTGCCAAGGATGTGGCACTCAATATGAGTCCAACAGCACTGGGCTTCACTGCTCTCACTACTTTACGCGTGCTAAAAAGGGCCTGAGGTACGACGGAATGAACGCCTTTGCTCACTGCTATGGCTGTCACCAGAAGTACGGCAGTAACCCTGATTACTTTGTTCGCCATTACATTGACGAGTACGGCGAAGGTGCACTTGAGTTAATTAGGGAAAAGGCCGAAGACATTGAGCTAGGCAAGCGCGCGCATAAAGAGCAAAAAGAAATAGCCAAGCATTACAAAGTAGAGGCCGCCCGCATGGAAAATGATAGGGCGGCAGGGGTAAGGGGTTGGCTAGAGTTTGTTAGCTGGGACTAAGGCTCGGGGTTAACTCTTCTTAGCATTTCTTTTGCGGCATCACTAATTACTACTTGGTCGGTAGCTTCGGCTACATTTCTAGTAGCGCGTAAAATCTGTTTAATGCCTGGCGAAGCTTCTGTAACAAACGCTTGAGCTGGGCGATCTCCATCAATTACTTCAACGGCAGTTGACAAGATTTCTGCTGGTCGAGAAACAACAATAGGAATACTTCCTTTCACAAGAGTTGGAATAAGACCTTCTTCTTGAAGCTTGCCATATTGATAGTCATTAAGACCAATAGTGTTGGCTGTCAACAAACTAACCCATGCATCTCCATAGCCCCTAACTAAACCTCCAGCAGACGCCTCTCCATCACCAAAGATCATTTGCCGACCTTCATTGATTACCGCATAACCACCAGCACCATAAAGTGCATATCGTCCAAGGAATTTTGCCGCTTCTTCTGGCTTTCCTTTTTTAATATTGCCAATGGTTTCTCGCAAAGCAAGCGCCTGTTGTTTGATTACAAATCCGCGCAATGCCCAGAGTGGGCGTAGGTTTGGATTTCTTGCCCATCCAGATGGTCGACCTGCCGAACTAATTAGTTGTTGTTGACCAAGCCCGGCAAACATTAGCTCTTCAATAAGATCTTTACCTTTGCCTGTGTACTTTGTGAAGTCAGTTCCGTGTTTTAAAAGCTGTTCTGAAATAGCTTCAAGCTCAACATTGTTGAAATAAAACGCCCAATTATCGGCAAGCCTATTGGCTTTAGCATCATCAACAGCGCCTTTGAGAACGCCGCGCATAACACCTCTTTTGCCAACTCTGTCCATTGCCGCAAAGCCAGACCCTTTCATTGCAAAGTCAGCGATCTTTCTGCTTTTTTCTGCGGTCTTTGTCATCCAGTTAGACTGCCTTCCAGAAAGATTATTTATCTCACTAATAAATTCTCCATACACCTGAGTGTTAAAACCCATTGCTTCAAGATCAACATTCGGTGGCCGTTTAAATACCTTTAAATCACCAGCGGCTGATTTCGCACCCTCAAGTGCGGCCTTGCCTCCATATTTAGCGCCAAGCAAAGGCACATCAGCTAAGTTAAGAATTGCAGACATTGGGCCAGCAAGTGTTGATGCATAAGCAAGAGACTGCATGGCTTGAATTAACGGATGAGGAGCTTTTTGCTCACCCATAATCATGTCTGATATTTGCTTTCTTGCGTAAGCAGATCCTTCTTTACTGATACCTTTGCTTTGAAATTGAAACTCCATCAAATCCATAAACTCTTTTGGGCTTAATGGAACATTCTTTGAAAGCCCTTTTTCAGCACCTTTTTGCGCCGAAAGCCAGTTAGGATTTATTGTATAGACTTTAGATATCTCAGAAAGCTGTTGCATTTTCTGCAATCGCATAATGTCTGAAACGATAGGGTTGTCATAATCAAAAGGATTTGGCGCATTCTTATCGCCTCTTAGATAAGACCCACGAGTACGAGCTTTAAAAGCTGTGTCCTCAAAAAAATCTTCCATGTCTTCATTGGTTAACTTTTCTGCTTTACGTTTTTCTGCACGTAATTGAGGGTTTAATCTTGTATGCAAGTAAGTAATGGCATCATCAAATGAAGCACCAAATACACTTTTGTTTAGTTTGGTGTTTAATTCGTAACTTTTATCAAGATACTCTTTAAGAATTTTTTGGTGGTCAGCATTTAAGTCTTCAGATAATTCACGCATAAGATTGTTAATTGCGCGTTTGCGAAGAGCGTTATCAATATTTTTAATTTTAACTTCGTTGCCAATTTTTCTTTTTACTTTATTAATGTTATATCTTTGCGCGGCTGGGATCATTTCTCCTGCCGCGTAATCAAGTAATGCGCCACGCGCTTGCGCGCTTTCATTAATTATTTTAATAACCGGAACAAGTCTTTCAGTTAAATCTCCAAAGTCTAAAGCAGATCTTCGCATTGCCATTTGGTTTGCGCGTTGAAGTAATGCACCTATTTCAGGGCTGACTCTAGCCCAAAGATTGTCAGATACACCTCGAACGTTTTCGTCATAAAAATCAGTGAATACTTTCTTTACACCTTCAAAAAGTTCACCAGCAGTTTGAGCTTCTCGCAAAGGCTTTACATCATAGTTACGAGCAACTTCAGTAAATTGTTTATTTAACTGTGCTTGTTCAATAGACCGAGATAAAGCAACGTCATCCACATCAAGCAGTGCATCAGCCGCAACATCTCTTTCTGTTTTTAATCCACCCGCTGATTTTGGCGTAATAGCAGACTGAACAACCTTGCCTACAGTAAAACCAGCAAGAGACATAACTGCGGCATTTTGAACCCGCTCTTCAAATGATTCCCCCGAGCCAAAACCATATAGCCCAGCTTCAGTTGCACCTATCTTTGCACCAGACTTAACGCCTGATCGTGCCATTAATCTTAAAAGACCAGCACCTGTAGGAAGGCTGGCGGCAATCTCAAGTGGCACGGCATATTGAGCAAGATAAGGGTTTCGTTCTTTAAACTCTCGTCTTGCTTCTTCGTAGGCTTCTTTAGCTTCGTTGTATGATTCTTCTGTTGTTGCGGCTTTAGCGGCGGCAACCATTTCCCCCAAAAACCCAAAGGTAAGTCCTTCGCCTGCTTCAGTGGCAAGGCCAATAACCTTTTCCATCGTTGAGCTTTCTTCAATCTCAGGAATCAACGCCTGCGTTAAAGCTTGATACTTAGCTTGATCGCTAATAACGATATCTACAGGCGCGGCAACATCAACAGCTTCAGTTGCCTTAGCATCAACTACACCTCTGGCAAGTGCTTTTGCTCGATCAGAAATAATCATTTGCTATCTCCGAGCTATTCTTTAATAGCCTCTGACATTTTTGCAATTTCGTTTTTAGCCGCCGCCTCTATTTGTTCTTTGCTGAGAGTGGGATTGTCTGAAGCTATTTGTTTTACAAGCATATTAAAGCCAACCTTCTTATCAAACTCAGGAACCATTTCTTTAAAGTCTTTAAACTCGTCGGGGAACAAACTTGATAAAGCTTCTTGAACAGTAGTCATTATTTGATCGTAAGTAGCACCTTCTGGAATAAGATCAAAAATTTGATTACGCTCTTCAGGAGTCATGTCATCAATTCTATCTTCAAGATCATCATAAAAAGGGAGCTTGATAAATCCAAAGCCAGGCTCAGTTGCACCCTTTCTTCTTATTTCATCTAAATATAATTTTGCATATGCTTTTCCAGCTACTGCACCGGGAGCAATGTTTGCTTGTATGTTTGCAGTACCTCTTGCCTCTAATATTGAACTTGTTAGAGATGCCATTCTGTTTCTTGTTATGGAAGGACTTAAAGATTTGTAATCTACGCCAAGTCTTTTAGCTTCTGCTATTTCTGAATCTGAAAGAGGTCCAACTGTATCTCGTAACTCTTGAACCCGAAGATTAGCTTCTTCTTGCTCTAATCTGTATGCATCATCAATAGCGACAGCGCCTGTTGCGCCTGCTTTTTCGGCGGCTTTAAGTACGTTTGCGTATCTTTCGCTGTCCTTAGACAAGCCTCGCATTTGAAGTGCGTAATATAAATCTGTTTTTTCTTGCAATTCAATTTCGTTCGCAACAGAAGCAAGCCTAGTATTAAAATCTATTGTGTTTGCCTCAATCAAAACATCGGCGTTACTGCTTAACTTTTCAATCTGACCATTTAATGTTGATAATTGATTTTCAGCTTGAGTAATTTTTTCTGCTATTTCAAAGTTTCCTTCGTCTGCATCAAATTGAGCATTTAATGTTTCAATTTCAGACTCAAGATCACTTCTTTTATCTCTCAAACCATTTAATGCACGAGCTTGGTTTGTATTGTATTTAGGTTGTGCGGCAACCATTAGCTGAGATATCTGACCCATTCCTTGGCCAATAGAATCTCTAACTGTAGGATCTTCAACTGTAGTTAAAAGATCTTGAAGCCCAGTGCTAATATCTTTTAGCTCATCAACATCACCTGCCATTGCCGCTGTTTGCGCGCTTTGCATTGCACTAAACAACCCTTGCTGAGCCATTTTAACTTCTTGTTTTTTTCTTTCACGACGAGGCGCACTACCAATCTGCTGTCCTACCTGAAACAGCCCTTCAAGATATGCAGGTTGAGTTGCGCTTTGAACAAAACTTCTTCCAAATGTAGCCATGATTAATCTCTCCCAAACAAGCCGCCCAACAAGCCAGTGCCTGCGGCACCTAACAAGTTAGCCTGACCTAATGCAGAACCTAACAACGCATCAATACCTGATGCTGTAGCTTCGCCAAATAATCCTGTACCGTAAAGTTGAGCTTGTTGTTGTGCCGCCGCCGCAGTCTGACCGGGGGCTAATGCCGACAACATTTGAGCTTGAGGGACATATCCAGCACCTAAATACTGCTGACCAAGAGCCGCTAGCCCAGCTTGCTCTTGTCTAGCTTGCTGTGCCGCACCAAGACGCGCCTGAGCCAGTGTTTGCTGTTGGGCTCTCTCCATGGCTAGTTGCTCAGGAGTACCGCCAAACTGCGCTGTACGCACGCCGAGACGACCTTGTGCCGCAAGTCTTTCTTCAAGCCCTAGTCGCTCAGCCATTTGCTGTGGAGCAGTAGCCGCTTGAATCTGTTCGTATATCTGTTGCTCACGAACCGCAGGATCTTGAGCCGCTTGGTCAAAAAACTGACCAGCACCACCAAACATACGTTGTTGAAATGCCCGCTCTTCTGGAGAAGTGCTCATCTGATATGTCATGGCACCTGTCGTAGGATCTTGCATCATGCCAAACTGACCACCAGTAGCAGTAGTTACAGTGTATGGTCGAAACGCCGCCTGCCCCATTTGTTGCTCAGCAAGCTGTTGACCAAGAGTTAAGCCGCGCTCACCTACATCGCCAAGACGGTTATAAGCAGAGCCAAGAAGACCTAGCGCGCCAGCACCGCCAAGAGCCTCCCCTGCACTTATACCTAAAAAATCTAATAGCCTATCAATCATTATAAATCTCCAGTATTAAACAGTTTTGCCTACCAAGGCCAATATATTAATTTCCTGTAATGACAGTTCTGATCCATTGATGTCTGACTCTAAGCCAACAACTACAGTTGATCCACTGCCAGACCCATTCAAACCTTTTTTTATGATCTGCTTACTTTCTCCAGAGAACTCTGACAATGGACTAGAGTTAGCACCAAATTCGTTTACATTAAACTCTGCAACCGTTGTTGCTTGAGGAATAGTGAATGTTACGTTCTTATACGTTTCACTAAAGTCATACGCCAGTTTGATAAAGGCCGTTGCATTGTCCGACCCTATAATTGTTGGCTTAATCTTCTTAATAAACTTAAGGCGAGAGGGGTCTCCAAAAGTAAGACTAGGACTGTAATATCTAAATCTGTATGACTGATTGTTGTCCTGATAACCTGAGTAGGTGCTAATACCTTGGTCGCTACCAATATATAAAGTGCCGTCTTCAAGCCTTTCGTATGCTGTAAACACAGAAGAAGGCCAGCGTGTTACTCGTAAAGACCCATCCTCTAATGTGCCTCGAAGATCAAAGCAAAAAGTAATGCCCCTGCCTACAAACGAAATCAGGTAGAAGTTTTCCTCTGGGCTGTACACGCTTCTAAATGAAGTGCTTTCATTTTGTATTTCTTCAATGATGTCTTTAGTAATAGTTTTGGACAGCGTGCTAATAGGCATCGACTTTTCTTGTATTGTTCTACCAAAACTACGTAGTCCAGTATGCGATAGGAACAACACATCAGTGCCTGTATGTTGGATAGTGTCTCTATCTACACACCCAACACCCGCAACAGTATCAGCCAGGGACATCGTTGCTGGAGCTTCAGCACCTTGATAGACAACAATGCTGTGCTGTCCAAAGATAATAAGCAGTCCGTTGTGTGCGGCTAACGCAACAATCTCATCGTAGCCATCAGGCCATACCTTAGAGATATCAATGCTACCGCTAGTACCACCAGACCAATCATTGCCAATCAAAAGATCAGACCAGTAAACCGTGGACTTATCGTTGGTTGTGTCCGCAGTCCAAAGACGGCCATAAGCAGAAATAACTTCGTTGCCGTACTGTGCTGAAGTAATTCCCGTTAGCTGAGTAAGGGAAGAGCCGTCGTACACCAAAGGCTGTGTTCCACGCTGAAAGAAATAAGCCTTGTCGTTGAAATTGACAATCTTCCAGTTGTTGGCGCTAATGCTGATAGAAGACGAAATATCTGTAAGGGTAGTTGTCCCTGTCATCACCTTGTTGTTGCCTACTGACAAGATAACGCTAGCGCCAGTATTTCTTCTGTACTCATGAACATCTTTAAGAGAGTCAGAGCCTAACGCTGTTTTGTCTGTAGTAAGAACATTGTAGCCCTTGCGTGATGCAATACGTCCACGCTTATCAATGACAGCGTTATCCGCAACCTCTGCAAACGAAGGATCTTGAGCAATAGGAGAATCTTCTGTGTTGATTCCCTTAAAAGCCGGTGCTACAAGATTAATGCTCTTAAGTTCTTGTGCCATATTAGATAGTCCTAAAGATCATCTCTTCTGGGTGTTTTGCCGCATCAATAGCAATGGCATCAGATAGATACTTATCTGCAATAGCAAAGTATTCAGCCGTAGAAGTACCACCAGTCTCGCCGCGTTCGCGAGCAAGTAAAGCTACCGCAAGATGAATAACAGGCGCTTGTGGAACAAGAAGCTCATCAGCATCAGCAGACAAATCGACTTGTCTTTTTATGACATCAAACCGCAAAGAATAAACGCCATCAGGTCTTGGGCTAACAAGCACTTGTGTGTCACCATTGGCATCAAGCCCATCAAAGGTGTAATACGCTGGAGCGCCGTCAACAATGGAGCTAACGTAAAGTTGCTCATTAAACCAATCTTTAGTCTGGTAAGAGAGAAAACAGTTTTGAGTATCGTTAAGCGCCGACATTACCTTTACATTGTCACTTGAGTTAGTTAGTGAGTATTGGTTGTCGCTTGCGGTAGTACTAATAACGATTGTGTCTCTAAGTGCAGACCAGTCAGCGGCTTCTTCTACTAGTCGTTTGGCGTCGTTAATAAAGTCGCCAGCCATCTTTGCGTATGTATTTTCAGATACGCTAGTAACCTCTTCCTCTCTAAGACGGCGCAGTACATTGTTCATTATGTTTAGATATGTCATGCCGTTCTTCCTTGCATTAATCGTGTAAGCATTCCGTCAAATTCTCTTGCGTAATCTGGTTTAACTTGTTGCTGTAACTGCACAGGCGTATAGCCAATAGAATAATTTAAAGGTTTAAACGCACCAGAAAACTGACCTTTTTTTCTTGATGGCATGTCTGGCAAATTAATGTCTGGGCCATCAGGTAAATCTATGTCTGGACCTTCGGGTAAGCTTGTATCTGGTATTGCTTGCCTAACTGCTGTTTCGGCATCAGAAAGAGCTTGGCCAATTGGCTGAACAACGGCTTGGTCTATAGCTCTTAAACCGGGTCTTAAAGGTTGATACACGCTTTCGTCTATAGCTCTACCAAACTCTCTTGCTGTGTCTTCAAATTCTCTTCCAAACTCTCGCACTTCATCAGGAATGAGATCGCCAAGACCGCTTAAATCCACATCAAAAGGAGTTCCCTCTAAATCTAATCTGGGATCAAGAAAGCTTAGGGTCATATCTGCGTTTGGAGAGTCAGGATCTCTATACGTAAGACCTTCATAAATTGAATTAAGAACATCTTCTGTATTTAAATCCTCGCCAAAAGCGCCACCTACTGCTGTTTCAATAAGTGGATTTAGTGCCGCAATAGGAATACTAGTTTCACCCTCTCGGAAAGCATTTTGTACTTCTGTATTTCCTAATAAATCGCCGTAATTTGAAACTACAAAATCTTGAAGTTCATTAGTGGTATATGTTTGCAGTGTATTTCTAGCAATTTCTTCTATGTCTTGACCCGAAAGAACTCCATTAGCAATGTCTGTGCCCATTTGATACACAGTGTCATATGGAACATTTAAGGCATCTGACATATTCCAGATTTGTCGATCAAGCTCATTTGCCCAGCCTGCGGCTATTTCACCTAAACTACCTTCTTGAGCTATTTGAAGCGCATTAGCTTTTAAAACGTCGCCAATATACCCAAGACCACCAGATATTGCGGCTTCGCCTAAAGAGCTAATGTCTACACTGCCTGTGGTAACGCCCTGAATAATGGCATTTGATAACGCATTACCTGCGGCGGCTGAAGCAAATCCACCTGCGGTAAGTCCTGATGCTCCACCAGCGGCTCCACTAGCGGCACCGGGAATACCTAAAAAACCTCCTGCCCCCGCAGTAGGTCCACCTAGCGCGCTAGCTAATCCTGGACCTAAAAAAGAACCAGCAAGCGCCGCCATGCCGGCCAAAGCATATTGACCAACACCTTCAGTAGCATCTTCTACTTTGACGTAAGCCGTGCCATTCCATTTAAAACGATCACCAGACTCAGAGTAAATATCTGTACCAACGCCATACTTTTGAAGTAGTTGTTGATTTACATCAGAATTAAGCCAATTTTCGTAGGCGCCTGACTGAGCACCTGTTTGTTGTCTTCGGATGTTTTCAAAGTTTTGAGTAGGATCACTAGGGTCAATAGTAAGATCGGCATCACCCTCAAGAATCATTTCTTGATCTTCAGTAAAACCAGCATCTGCTTCTGACCAGTTGCCTACGTCATATTGTCCAGACTGAATTAACTGCTCACGTTCAGTCATGTAGGCAAGATAGTTATCAAACGTGCCAAACTGCTCTTGCAGTCTGTTTACATTGTCGCCTTCAAAGTAATCTCGTAGTTGGTCAGTTGTAAGCTGTTGAACCTCACCTTCTTGCCCGTAAAGATAATCTTGAGAGCCTTTTCCAGTCTCAATTCCTTTAACAAAAGTAAAGGTTTGATTAGCTTTAACGTCCTCTTTAGTAGCAGGAGCAGGTTTTGTTAACATCCCTTCTTCAGCCATCTTACTTCTTCCAGTTAGCCAGACCGCGTAGGCCAAACGATGCCGCTACTGCCGCACCCAAAAAACCTTTGTACCACTCAGGCATAGCATCCAATGCTTCAAACCCTGACATGACTACAGGAACCATCTCAGGAAAGAATGCCAAGACGCATGGTACCGAAAACAAAATCGTAAACCACTCATCCTTCCATGAACTGCTTGCGTTGTTAGCATGGATGTTTTCCCAGTTACCGTCCTGCTGTATAGCTACCATCTTAGCTTCATGAACAGCTTTCTTTTCTTCAGCTTTACGCTTAAGGTGTCCACCAATAAGATCCGCTACAGGGCCAATAAGAGCTTGTATCATCGTATGTACTCAGCAAAAACAATAGCGCCAAGGATAAAAGGGTACAAAGCAAATACAGCT